ATGACTTTGGCTGCGTTTAATATACATAGGAAACTTATAGAGGAAGAAGGTTTTGACCCAAGTGATACAATGTATTATGATGAAATAGATAAACGTATCAGAGTTGAATTTCCTCATAAGTTTGAGGGATCTACAACAGGCGGTAAGATGCAACAAACTGTTGCTCCTGCCGGAAGAAGTAGTGGTAATGGCTCTGGACGCAAGCGACAAGTTAGGCTTACTAAAAGCGAAGTTGAAATGGCACGTCGTTTGAATGTTCCAGTTCAAGAATATGCTAAATATATAAAGAGGTAAGCAAAAATGACTGAAGATAAAAAAACAAACAACAGAACACCTCGTTCTGCAAATACTCGAGCTGATATGAACGCTCGCAAACCTTGGCGTCCCCCATCTATGTTGGAGACACCGCAAGCCCCTGAAGGATATTCCTACAGGTGGATAAGAGCCGAAATCGTCGGTCAGGAAGATAAAAAGAATGTAATGTCTAGGCTACGTGAGGGTTTTGAACTCGTACATGCCGATGAACTTGGAGACTTTGAACTTCCTACGATGGACGATGGAAAGCATGCTGGTGTAGTATCCGTGGGTGGTTTGCTTTTGGCTAAAATTCCTAATGAAACACGTGATGAAAGAAACGCCTATTATCATGACCGTGCTCTACAGCAACAAGAAGCTATAGATAATGACTTAATGAGGGAATCAGATCCAAGTTCTCCGATGCTAAAGCCTCAGAGATCTACAAGCGTAACTTTTGGAGGCGGTAAAAGAAGTTAATTCTAATACTGTCAAAACTAACTTTTAATTAAAAAGGTAATATTATGTCTAATCAAAATGCACCTTTCGGATTGAAACCAGTAGGTAAAGTTGGCTCGAATTACAACAGCGATGGTGTAACTGAGTACAAAATAGCTTCTGGCGCATCCGGAAACATTTTTTCAGGCGACTTAGTCAAAATGACTAATACAGGTACAATCTTGGTAGCGGGAGCTACTGATAATCCTGTCTTAGGAGTTTTTCAAGGATGTCAATATACAGATTCAACTGGAGAAGTAGTTTATTCAGCTTACTGGCCAAATGGAACTGTTGCATCTGACGCGGTTGCTTTCGTGGTTGACGATCCTAATTCTTTGTTTGAAGTTCAATCAGCTGCTACTGGTTCAGTAGTGCAAACAGTTGTTGGAAACAACGCTGACTCTGTTTATACAGCTGGTTCAACAATAACAGGTATTTCAGCTCTTGAAATTAGTGGCACTACTGCTGCTACTTCAGCACAGCTAAGGATTGTTGGAGTTTCTACAGATCCTGAGAATAGTACTCTAGGTACTGGATCAGCTTCAACAAACGTTAACTTAATTGTCAAAATTAACGAGCATTTCTATGCTCAAGTAACAGGAGTTTAAATAATGGCTATTAATCGTTCACAATTAGCTAAAGAGCTAGAACCGGGTCTAAACGCCCTGTTTGGAATGGAATATGCTAGGTATGATTCCGAGCATGAAGAAATATATGAAACAGAATCATCAGACAGAGCTTTTGAAGAAGAAGTAATGATCGTAGGATTTGGTAACGCTTCAGTGAAAGCTGAAGGTGCTGGAGTATCGTTTGATAACGCTACTGAAGGCTATACATCACGTTACAGCCACGAAACAGTTGCTTTAGCTTTTGCTCTAACAGAAGAAGCTGTTGAAGATAATCTATATGATAGACTTGGTTCAAGGTATACAAAAGCCTTGGCTAGATCTATGGCAAATACTAAGCAAATCAAAGCAGCGGCTGTTTTAAACAACGCTTTTGATTCCAACGTAACAGGTGGCGACGGTCAACCTCTTGTTTCTAATGCTCACCCTTTAGGTGGCGGCGGAACTTCAAGTAACAGACCATCAACATACTCAGACCTTAATGAGACTTCTTTAGAAGATGCGTTAATTTCTGTCTCAACTTTGACTGATGACAGACAATTAGCTATTGCTCTACAAGGTACTAAGTTGATTGTTCCACCTCAATTGCAATTTGTTGCTGACAGATTACTACAAACTCCTGGTAGAGTTGGTACTTCTGACAATGACATCAACGCAATTAAAAATATGGGAATGGTCCCTGAAGGATACGTGGTTAACCACTATCTAACAGATACTGATGCTTGGTTCTTAAAGACAGATTGTCCAGATGGATTTAAGCATTTCCAAAGAAGCCCAATGCAAACTGCACTCGAAGGAGACTTCGATACCGGTAATATGAGATATAAAGCAAGAGAAAGATATTCTTTTGGTTACTCAAACTGGAGAGCGGTTTTTGCATCTCAAGGTGCTTAATAAGGAAATTTCCTTTAAGGGAGCTTCGGCTCCCTTTTTTTTGTCTAAAATTTAATTTTACAAAAAGCTACCTATATTAAGATTCTTGTTGTAGAATTTAACTAGCTAATAAATAAAGTATTATGAAAATATATACTGTTTTGCATTCAAGCAGTAGCTTGGCAAATTGCCCTTGTGTAGGTAAGTGTACTACTACGACAATTCCCTTTGACGATATATGTCAAGGATGTGGTAGGAATGTTGAGGAAATAAGAGATTGGGAAACCTATACAAATCTAGACAAAAAATTAATTAATTTAAAAAATTGCGTAAGGGGTTTTGATATTAGACAGAAAATAGAATCCTATGGAGAAGATATGAGCAAGAAAAAACAAGACATACAAGGTAGAATGACAACCGTAATTTCTTTACTAGAAATGATCAGTAAAGATATGCTTGATGAATACGGAAAAGATCCAAGAATAAAAGACTCCTACAAGGCATTGTACGACTCTAGAGAGTCAATTCTAGAATCAAAAGAATGCTTTAACAAACAGTTATAAAGTAGTATAGTTACATTATACCGAGATAACCTGTTGCTCCAACTGACTCGGCAGACTTAATCTCAAGATGGCGCAGCATATTTAGTTAGGAGAAAATAATGGCTAAATCAACTTTTTCAGGTCCAGTCAAATCATTGGCAGGATTTATTACAGCAGGGGTTAATAACTCTGTTTCTTTAACAGCAGATACTACTTTAACAGTAGATGCGCACGCAGGAAAAATCTTGTTGTGTAATGACGCAGATGGCAAGTTTACTTTACCATCAATCGTTACAACCACACCAAATGATCCTACAGACCCAAACCAACTTAATAATATCGGAGCTTCTTTTACTTTTTATGTTGAAACAGCAGCGACTGATTTAGATATTAAAACAGATGGTACTGATAAGTTTGTTGGTGGTTTATACACTGGTGTAAATAATGCGACTGGTAAAACTTTTATTTCAGGGGCTAGCAACGATGTTGTTACTTTAAACGGTACAACTAAAGGTGGTCTAGCAGGAAGTATTATTACAGTTACTGCTATTGCAGGTGCTAAATATGCCATAGAAGGTATTACACTTGGATCAGGAACTTTAGTAACTCCATTCGCTGACGCTTAATAGGAGTAAATTATGGCAGATGCAGTAACTTCAACAACAATACAAGATGGCAATAGAATAGCTATAGTACAGCTAACTAATACATCTGACGGTACTGGTGAAAGTGCAGTTACAAAGGTAGATGTTAGTGCATTAGCCGCTAATACGGCTAATGGTCAAACTTGTACAGGCGTAAAGCTTGGAAAGATTGTTTATTCTACTTTTGGAATGAGTGTAAAGCTTTTATGGGATGCAACTACCGATACTATTTGCTGGGATCTTAATTCTGACTATACAACAGATGAAGATTTTACAGGCTTTGGAGGTATTCAAAATACTTCTGGTACTGGTAAAACGGGAGACATCAATTTGACTACAACAGGTGCATCAAGTGGAGATTCTTACGTTATAGTCTTAACTTTAATTAAAGACTACAACTAAGATGAATGGCTGACTATAAAGGCAAAAAAGTAACTCTTAACAGACCCAGGGCTATCCCAAAAGGTAGCCCTGGATATGGTAAAAAACGAAAAGAAGTTTTTGTTAAAAACTGTAGTAGTGAAAGCAGCAGGGTTAAA